TAGTAAACATCTAATTTTTGAACGCGTAGGTAATATTGTTTACGCTCGCTATTTTGGTGACCCTCCTCTAAGTCGTTGGGTCTATAAGGAATTAGAAGAATGAGCATTTTTAATTTTCTAAGAAAAGACATTGATGATACTATGGATTTTGATGCTGATGTTCCACCAACGTTTTATTCATCAAACGACGCAGAACCAACTGTAAATGACATGCTTCAATTAGTTCTGCAGCGTTTAGATAAAATAGAATTAAAAATTGATGAAATGCTTGACGCAGATGAATAAATTTATTTTTGATGTAGATGGAACGCTTACACCCAGTCGTGGTAAAATGGACTACAATTTTCAAGCTTGGTTTAACACGTTTTGTTTAACAAACGACGTGTATATTGTGACCGGTAGTGATAAAGATAAAACTGTCGAACAAATTGGTAAAACTTACGATTTAGCAAAGGTAGCCTATAATTGTAGTGGAAACGACGTTTATAGCGCTGGAGTAAGAATTCGTAAATCTGATTGGGTAACTCCAGAAGAAGTTAAAAAGTGGTTATCCGATGAACTTATTCGTAGCCCATATCCTGTAAGGACCGGTAATCATTTAGAAGAAAGACCTGGCACAGCAAACTTTAGTGTTGTTGGAAGAAATGCAAATAAAGAACAACGTGCACAATATGTAGAATACGACACCATAAACAATGAAAGAAACGAAATCGTTGAGTCTTTTAATTACAACTTTGGAGAAAAAACACTAGGTTTAATGGCAACATCAGGCGGTGACACTGGAATAGATCTATATCCCATTGGTTTTGATAAATCACAAGTTATTCTTGATTTTCCTGATCATGATACTGTACATTTCTTTGGTGACAAAATGGATCCAGGTGGTAATGATTATCCTCTCGCTCAGGTTAACAAAAACGGAGTAAACCATCACGTAAGAAACTGGCAGCATACGTGGGAGATACTCAAATGTTTACAATAGAAATGGATTGGGATGAAACTGCGTTAACAATTTTAGACGACACTGGCACGGTTGAAGATGTTCAAGTTTTTATGTACGACGATGTAGTGTACATCAGACAATGGGTTGAAAAAGAAGGTAGTTTTCAAATAATTCAAATGACTCCTTTAATGTTAGAAGAGTTTAGAAGATCGTTTAAATATCCCGAAGGAGCTTACCTTGTCGATGTTGGACAATAAAGCTGAAGAAGTAATATCAAAGAATAAAAATATGATGGTGCCTTGGTATCTTATGGGCGCATATGCTTATTATGTAGAAGACGATCCAGTTTTATCTGACTCTTATTTTGATAATTTAGCAAAAAGAATGATGGACGATTGGGATAATATAGAACACTTTCATAAACATCTATTAGGTCCTATGGATTTATTAGCAGGCACATATCTTGGTGAATATCCTGAAAGAGTCAAAGGTGGCGTAGAAGCTTTAAGAAAAATGAAATAAAAGCAAATTAACGGTTGACATTACCGTAAGAATAGTATAGATTGATTCTATAAGGTAAAACAAAAGGAATCAATCTTATGAAATACGCAATTTATCAAATCCGTCTTACTGATGCTCAAATTGATCTTATCAACGAAACTCAAAGCTTCGAGTCAGTTCCTGCTAAAAAAGCAAAGATTGATATGGATATGGATTTTGCAGGTCATAAGATTGGTGGATTAGCATACGATGCTTTCGTAGAAAAAAACTATTACACTCACGTTGCTAATATTGAAGCTGCTTCAGCAAATGAAGTATTTCATATTGGCAACATGGGACCCGAAGAAAACATTGAGCGCTTAGAACGTATGCACTCAATTTCAGTTGGCGATGTTCTCGTTGACGAAGAAGGTCAATGTATTGTAGTTGCTCCAATTGGTTTTGTAGCATTCTCACATGATTGGCGTCTAGCAGCATAAGGAATATTATGAATTTAAATGACTTTTCAAATAAACAATTAAACGACATTATAGATTGTTTAAACCCAGATTGGGTCCCTATTACAGACGAGTACATGGTCCGCGACGATAGGACAAGCGGATTGTTTACTCGTGCTTTTAAAACAACGTCTGGAACTTCAAGCCTATTTTGGCGAGTTCATTTTGGAACACCTAAGACAGTTAAAACTGTTTTTGAAAATATACAAAGGATGCAATGATGATAGAAATCTATGGAACACCAACGTGTGGTTTTTGTATTCGTGCCAAGAAATTAGCAGAGCGACATCAGATTGCGTATGAATATAAAGACATTAGTGCAAATCAAACTAATCGAGATGAGCTTACAGAACGTATGGGTTCTGAGCCAAGACAGGTCCCGCAAATTTTTTGGAACAACAAATACGTTGGTGGTTATGAGCAACTCAATGCCGAAATTGAAAACACACGAAACTTTGGAGATGGTGCATTTTAACGGTTGACATTCCTGTTAAACTAGTTTATATTGATTCTATAATAAGGAGAATCACTAATGTATACTGCACAGCTTGACGTTTCATCAGAACCAACTCACTCTGAAGTCCAACAATTCGCCAAAGAACACGGATGTACGGCTAACCTCTTAATAATCAACGGCCCAGCCGGTGGCAATCCACTTTACCAATTCTCATCTAATAACTATGACCACCTCGAAGAATTGGTCGGACAAATACTTGGGCGCCTAGATCCTGAGCATATCAAAACAATCATAAACGAAATTTAAAAAAATGAAAATCTTTGAGTCATATGGTATTAACACTGCTCAACACTGGGCATTAGGTACAAAATGGGTTTATGGAAAAGGCGTTGTTGAGATGCATCCAGAAGGCTTTTCATGTACGTGTAAGAAGCGCCCACAGAGACCGTGTAGCCACATACAAAATGTTAAACACCGCATGTACGGTGTATTTGATGAACACTATAAGGAGGCATCTTAATGTCTATGCACATGATACGTGGAGTTCAAGTCCACGGAAAATCAAAAAAGAAACTAACACCAAAGGATCGCCTAGCTGCTATTGAGCATGAGAAATGGTTGGCAAAGATAGGTGTTGGTAAAACAAAAGCACGTAACACTAATACTATTCCTGATTATGACACAGGCCCACGCATGACCTCTGATAAGATTGCTGGAAATGGTGCTAAAAAGGAAGCAACACAATATACTGGCGATTACATCATTGGCATTGGTCAAATGCACAAGTCTAATGGTGTTCCTATTACACGTAAAGAAGATGCTGTTGCTATAGCAAACATGAGGCGCTAATGAAACTTACAACTGATATGATTATTGATGATGAGTACATTATGTTTGGTGACAAAGTTACTCGTTTTGAGGTTGTGGATAATAAAGGCCGCGCCTATGCAAAGTACGGAGTACAAGAGCTAAAGTTTCAACTACAAGATGATGGTAGAACACTTAAAGCATTTGTGCGATTTGAAGAAGAAGAGGAGATTTCTATTGACTAATGTAATTGAACCACAACAACGAAACGCGAAGCCAGATTTAATGCTGACTGAAGATGGAAAAGTATGGGTCCAAGACTCATCAGATCCCGAAGGTTTTGATTTATTGGAAACAATTCGTGATTTGCAAGAAAGAGTTAAGGCTTTAGAAAACAAATAAAGAATGAATAAATAATCCTATTACAATGGGGTTATTATGTGGCTATATAATGATAAAGAATTTACTTCTGAAATGATTGAAGATAATGTTGGATTTGTTTACGTACTAACAGACAAGTCCAATAATAAAAAATATGTTGGTAAAAAAATATTTGTTTCTAAACGCCGCTTACCTCCCCTCAAAGGGAAAAAAAGAAAGCGTACTAAGATTGTCGAGTCTGATTGGCAAACTTATTATGGATCTTCAGAGGAAGTAAAACAAATAGTAGAAGATTTAGGCGCAGAAAACTTCCACAGAGAAATACTACACTTATGTAAATCTAAAGGCGAGCTGTCTTACCTTGAGCTTAAGGAACAGATGGAGCGCGAAGTGTTGTTAAGCGATGAATATTATAATGGAATAGTTCAAGTAAAAATTCACCGGTCCCATGTCAAAAGATTAAAGCTTCTTGCCGAAGGAACAATAAAATGAAATATTATGAAAATGAAATAAAATCTTTAGGTGCTAGACAATATGTTGGTGGACTATTCGAGGAAATAGGAAAATGGCAATTTGATCTTATAACACAAAATCAAACCTTAAGTAAACAAACTCGTTTTCTCGATATAGCCTGTGGATGTTTTCGATTAGGAAAGCATATGATAGACTACTTAGACGATAATCATTATTATGGACTTGATATTGCTGAGGACGTTGTTAATCATGGAATTAATCAAGAACTGCGCGAAGATCAAAGACCCGGTTCTCAAAAAAATCCAACAGTGTGGATTACTGACACCTTTGATTTTAGTAAGGTTTCAGAAGGATATGACTTAGCTTGGGCTAATAGTCTTTTTTCTCATTTAGATGTCGAAGATATACAAAATTGTTTTGAAGGTTTGAATAAAGTTTCAGAAAAAAACAATACATTCATGTTTACGTATTTTAATCATCATAATCCAGAGGTGGTTAATGGTAATCAACGCAACTGGCAAGGTAAAAGCCATTCAAATAGAATGTTTGTATACAGTCTTAAAGAAATGCAAGAAATTGCAGGTGGCTATGGTTGGGAAGTTAATCCACTTCAAACTCAAACACATCCAAGAGCACAATTGGTCGTAAAAAGTGTAAAAATCAGTTGACAACGGTTGACATTTGGTTTAATATAGTTTATATTAGATCTTATATAGAATCAGTCTGGAGAATATTATGCTTATCAAACGTAAAAGTGTATTGAGTGGAATCGAACGTACCAAAGATATACCCATCGATCCCGAAAATTATATCGAATGGCAACGCGGCTACGCTTCAATCGATGAAGCAATGCCTTACCTCACTTCTGAAGACCGTGAGTTTATTTTGTCAGGTATGACACCTACAGAATGGAAATCTGCATTCTCTAAAGAGATTATGAATATAGTATCGGATACTTTTGCATGATATTTTTATTCAATGGCCCTCCTCGCTCGGGTAAAGATGCAGCTGCTGACTACTTTAAAGATCAAGGTTATAAACACCTTTCATTTAAGTATCAGCTATATAAAGAAACTGCAAAATACTTTGGCATCAATTATGATTGGTTTATGGAACGCTATGATGATCGCACTGTAAAAGAAGTTCCTCACGTGGATCTTGGACATATGTCATGTCGTGAAGCTATGATATATGTATCAGAAAAAGTAGTTAAGCCTAAGCGAGGCCTTGACTACTTTGGACGGCAAGTCGCTGATGAAATTGATTTAAACAAAGACTACGCTATTTCAGATGGTGGCTTTGTAGATGAATTGATTCCTGTTATAAATAAAGTTGGTTCCAATAATTTTGTTTTGGTTCAATTAACGCGAGAAGGTGAGGATTACTCTACAGACTCTCGTCGTTATTTTGATGGAAATGTGGTACACGAATACGTGAATTCTCACAAAACCTTAATTAACAAAAAATATGTTTTAAATCACAAATTTAATGTAAAAACATATCGTATCCATAACAACGGAACCTTAACAGATTTTCATTCAGTTTTAGAAGACTTGTATTTGAAAGAAGGTAATGTCAGAGCAGAAGCACAATAATAAAAAAACCAGTGCCAAACAACTATTTTTTGATAATCCCTATGATGTTGAAACATTTTTTGAAGGCATGACAATTGCGAAAAATCACGGTATGGAACTTCAATATATAGATAGGTTAGTAGCTTATATACGTTTGGACCCAACTGGAGAATTAACAACGCTTGTATATAGTTGTCTAAGAGATTTAAAAATAATTACTATGGAATAAAAGGAATATTAGATTATGAGTTGTATTTACAAAGGTAAAATCGTCGAAAGTGAGCTGAGTACAAACTCAAACGGCGGTACAGAAATGATGCGAAAAAGGTTGTTAGACTCAGTCTCTACGCGTCTTTTAGAAAAATATGCAATCCATTTTTCTCGCAGTAGAGAAATGTATACAGACGTAAAGAACATCTTTTACTGTCACGATTTAGCACAAGATCCAGAAAACAATATGCTGGCAAACGGCGGATGGAAACATTGGGATCACTTTGTGTTTGTATCAGCATGGCAACGAGATCAATACGTTTTGCTTTATCAAATCCCATACTCAAAATGTACAGTAATTTATAACGCTGTAGAAAAAGAGTATGCTGTTCGGCAAAAAGATCAAGAAACAATTAGGTTTATTTACCACACCACCCCACATCGTGGATTAGAATTGTTGGTTCCTATTTTTGATGCACTCGCTGAGCAATATAAAAATATCCATCTTGATGTGTATTCAAGCTTTGGAATTTATGGTTGGGAAAATAGAGATGAACCATACTCTGGTTTATTTAAACGTATTGAAGCCCATCCTAAAATGACTTATCATGGCCATAAGAGTAATGAAGAAGTACTTGAAGCTTTAGATAAAGCTCATGTCTTTTTGTATCCAAATATTTGGCAAGAAACCTCTTGTATCGCGTTAATTGAAGCTATTAAATCTGGCGTAATTT